TTGTAGTTTGAGTAATCCGATGTAAACACGCTATTCACATTGAGCGTTGTAACTGCCGTAAACGCGGTTTGGGCTTTTACGCAAACAAGACCGCCATTTGTTGAAGCGAAACTTAGGTTTGCATTAAGCGACGACGCGGTGAGCACCTGTCCAGCGGTATAAGTCGTCAATGGCATGCTTCTATCCTAAGACATTTTCTGCGTCAAGTGTGCCATATACCAAGTCGTCCAAAATAAGCTCATAGACGATTGTGGTTGGTGAAGTAAAGTAGGTAACTGCGTGACCAGCCGACAAAGTAAGCCTGTGCTCAAGTCCTTCAATTGTTAGATTTTGCGCAAATTGAGTTAAGCCTGCCGAAGTCGTAATTGACTTTTCAATAGAGATCACGTCGCCTACATCGAGGAGCGCAAGTGTGTCTTGGTCTAGTGCAGGTGTGCCGGGAAACTCTGTGCCTAAAAAGTTAAAGCGTGCTTCGGGATCTGGACTAATTAGGTACTCGGCAAGCGTTAAAGCTGCGGCGTCGTTATGTAAAAGCGAGTCTGTAATTGACTGTGTTTGCACAAGGTAAGCGGCTTGACTAACTAGGTCTTCTGCAACTTCTGGAGTGTTTTCTCCAACGCGTGCGACCGATGCGCGGTTTACGACCGTGTCCGCTTGGAAGGAGATGTCAATGGCGCTGTAGCCGATCTGCGTACCGTCGTCATGGAACTCGGCGACAGGTATTCCAAGTGTCTGTCCGATGCGTTTCTGGAAGACGATTGTGCCTTCACGATTTACAAAGATTCTGCCCTGCTCGGCTTCATTGATTTTGTTGGCGTATCCTGCGACCGAGGTGCCGTTGGCAACTGTGTAAGCAGCTGCACCGCCAAGGGTCGCCACGCCTGTCTCAATGCTCCTAGCGCCTGTGTAAGCAACTTCTGGCAGATCTAGAAGTTCGTCAAAGCGCGCGCTAGAAAGTTGTTCGTCCACATTCCATTCGGCAAGGAAGGTCTGTCCCAGCTGGTAAGAGAAGTCAGCGCAATTTACGGTCACTGTGTCTAGTCCGCCAAGCGTAAAGGTGTAGTCGTAGTTCACGATGTAGCCGACCCACAAAAGTTCTTTGACATTGGTAGAGCTGTATCGAGAAAAACGGACTTCGCGGAGCGGTGCTAGCCCGGGCTGATTATTGTTTGGATCGTAATAGGGCGAGGTCGTATCAAAAGGGTTAAACACTCCGTCCGCGTAAGTGTCGTTAAGTGTGAAGTTCATCGTGCCATAAGCAAATTGGTCGCCAGTGTTAGCGCGTCCGCGCTTGGCTGTAAGAGAAATTGCGCCGTCTAGGACGCTTGCAAATTGCGATGTACCGTCAAGGACATATTCGGTGTTATTTAGTTCGCCTTTAAGATCGTCGTCAAGTGTGAAAGCATTCCAGTCATACCCTGTATCAATCTCAAGGTCGTAGTTACCTGACCCAAGTACCGCTACGCCAGCCATTAGACGACCGCTATGTTCGCAGGGCCGTTCGTCCTATTAAACGCTCTGATCGCGTTTACGACAGCTGTGCCAATCTCTGCGCTCGAGCCAAGACCGCCTGTGATGTTGATCGTGTAGTTACCCATTCCAGAATTGCGTCCAGATAGTGGGATGACCGCTTCAGGGCCACGCTCACCGATCATTGCAAGCGTGGGCCCTGTCACGATTCCACCGTCTGCCAGATAAGGAATCTCTGGTACGGAGAAGCCTTTGCCACCGATGACAGGAACCCAAGAAGGGATCTCAAAGGAAAGCTTGCCTACTGTGTTGTTCCATAGTTTTGCAATGCCGTTAAAAAGTGATTTGTAGATGTTGAAGATTGCTGTGAAATAGGTAGTAAGTCCGTTAAAGACTGCTTTACCGCCTGCAAGCATTGCATCAAAGACGGTGTCTACGATCTTGCGGACAGTCTCAAACTTGAAATAGAGCGCGGTCAGGATCGCTATAAACGCGACGATCGCCAAGATGACAAGTGTGACAGGGTTGGCAAATAGAAGCGCGTTGAACACTGCTACAACGCCGTTCACGATCATCTGGGCGGCTGCATAAACTTTCATAGCGGCATTGAGAGCCAAGATCGTCATTGCGATTCCGCCGATCGCGCCTGCAACAATGAGGAAGACTTTTGTGTTTTCTTGTGCCCAAGCGCCAAAGGCGATCAAGTACGGAAGGAGCGCTTCGACTACTGGTATAAGTGCTGCGCCGATTGACTCTTTTGTCTCTGCCAAAGCAATTCCGAGACGCTTCATTCCGCCTTCGGCAGTGGCGGCAGCTGCGGCAGAAGCCCCACCGAACGAACCGCCAAGCACATTCATTACATCTTCCAAAGATGCACCGTCTTTAATCATTGCTTTAATCTCTGGACTTAGCGCGGCAAGTCCTTTCATGTTTCCGCCGTAAGCCTTGGCAAGAGCATCGGAGACCGTTGCAAGGTCTTTGCCTGATCCTGCGGAGATGTCTTGTGCAAGTGCTAGCGCTTTGTTTGCTTCCTCGATGTCTTTAGTTCCGCGCACAAGTGACGCCAGAGCCGGGCGAAGTTCAGAGTCCGCCACGCCTGACGCGAGACTCATCTTTGTAATCATGTCTTCTTGTGATGCGATCTGTGCGTCGGTCGCGCCAGTGACATTCTGGAGTGCGAGCGCGAGCTGTACCTGCTCGGCTTGGTCTTCCATAGCGGCCTTCGTAGCGCCTACAAGCGCAAGCCCTAATCCTGCGACTGCGGCTGCGGCTGGGAGCGCGGCCTTCTTAATGGCGAATTGCGCTTTGGCGGATGCGCCTTCAAGCTTCTGGAATTCTTTAATCGCCTTCTGTGTGCCCTTGGCATCAAACTCGGAGATGATTGGAAGGATGACGCCCATTATTGCGCCGCCAAATTCATAGACATTTTGTCCGCTACTTTTTGCACGATAATTTCCATCTCTCGATCAAGTTCGGTTTTGTTTGATTCGTATGCTTTCCACATTACGCGCGAAGGCGCACCGTATTTGCTGGAGAGTGCTGCACCCATCGCGCCAGAGTCCGCAAAGTCAAAGACCGAAGCCGCGCCGCCAGTCCACTTCACTACGAATGTTGAAAGGTTTACCTTTTGACCTGCGAATTCTTTAATGTTTTTAGTGTTGATTGATGCTTTGATTGAATGCGATTCAGGCCAAGGGAGAATTTGGTAGGAGCCTTTAGTCGGTGTCCATCTTCGAGCCCAGCCCGATAGGGGATAGTTGAGCGGGATAGCGGATTCGGCGTCTTGAATAAGTGACAATGTTACGCGCTTGTAATCTTTAGTGATTTCGCGCCGAAGGACTTTGTCTACTTTGTTGAGTTCTTTGAGTGCGTTCTTGAGCCCGTAGATCTCTACCTTGGTCTCTACAGTTCCGCTCATGTCACCTCTTCTTATTTTGTTTTTCTAGCACTGCGACAATAGTAGTGAGATCTCGCGTGTCGAAGGTGTCAGCGTAGAAAGTGGGAGCCCACCCTGTCGCGACTACAAGTTCGGCGAGTTGTCGCCTGTAGCCGCGTCCGTAGGGTTTACATCAGTTGAGTCCTCTACGCCGATCTCGACATCTGGGTTTGCTTTAAGCCATTCGCGCCAAGTAGCAGGAAGAGTCTCGCCTTTAACGCCGAGCATGATGTACGCCCAGCAAGCCATGTCCGATGCACCGATACCGCGACCGTCGGAGACTCGACGATTCTCTAGGCGTTCCCATTCGGCGATCGCAAAGAGGTTCGTGATGAGTGTTTCTTTTTTGTCTCCGCGTGTAAGCGTGAGTTTGATCTTCATTGTGTTCCTTTCGTCGGGCCAAGGAAGGCCGTTATTTAGGCTGTGACATCAGCCGAGTAGACGCCACCCATGAAGGTAATGTCGATCGACTGTAGTTCGCCAAGTGATGCGGAGATCACTGGCAACGACTCAAGATAGGTGCCTGTCAGAGTGAAGCCAGGATTCGTGCTGGAGTCTGCTGCGTCCGAAGGATTTACGACAATATTTAATTTGGTGCCGACAAGCGGTGCAAGTGTTGCGTAAGTCGCTGAAGCGGCATAGCTCAAAAATAGTGTCAAGGTGCACTCATTATCCTCGAGGCCCGCCGTAAAGGTGTTTGATGTATTTCCGAAAACCGTGTCATTCAGGGCCGTGACAGTTCTAGTCACAGTGGCACTTGTGCACCAGCCCGTGAGATTAGTTGCCCCGACTAGGACTTTTGGATTTGAGAGAATAGTACTTGTTGCAGCCATGATAATTACTCCTTGGAAGTGTTGGTTTTAGTTTGACACATAATGAGACCGAGAGTGTGGATTAGGCAGTCTGCACGACAGTCGAGACCGACAGCTCATAAGCAGGAAGCGTCGAGCCACCAATATCTAGGTTGGTTGGGCGTCCAGATACGACCCCAATGTTCAAGGCGTAGATCTGGGCAAGGATATTGAGCAGGCTTTTCTGGGCGTCTAAGTTGCCCGGGCCGAGCGTGATGATCTGGAGTGTGAAATTCAGTTTTGCGACATTGTAGTTATAGCCATCTATGGAATCAATATTGACGAAGACGGAAGGTGGAGAGATGTTGCGTGGATCGTTATTGACCTGTAGCCCTACGACCGTTGAGAGCTTTGCTACAAGATCGTCGTAGCCTTCGTTAAAGAGATCGGTGTAGTTAGGTACAGCCATTAGGCGACCTGCGGACGATCAATTCCTAGCAACTGGCGGATCATTCCGTTCAGACCCATAACTGGAGTTACTCCCATGTTTTGGAATGAAGCGTATTGATCTACTGATCCGCGTTGGCGGTACAGCGCGCCACCGTACATCTGGGTTCCTAAAAATACATCTTGCGAAGGGACGGTCGTAAGCGAGTCCACATAGCCCGCTTCCATTCTTCGACGCCAGCAGAATTGTGAAGCTGCACTGGCGCACACTGTTAGAAAGGCGGCGTCAGCTGCAGTAGCTGTGCCGATGCCCAGCCAGTCCTCAATGTTTGCTGCAGTGACCCAAGTGCAAGTCTGCGTAATAGTCAGCGTGCCAGTAGCAGCGGTGCGCGTGACATCATCGGCGGTCTTTGCAACCAGCACTTGATTAGCGATTGGAATGTTTACATCGTAAAGAAGATCGCCTTCGGTATCTATGCCGACATACAGGTATTGCGGTAATGCGCGGACTGTGTAAGTTCCGTTAAAGGTTGCATCTACCCCGGCAAGAACGACACTTGCGCCGAGTTCAATTTCTGCATCGGTAAGAAGTTGAACTACGGCGTAGTTGTCTATGAGGTATTTCTGCGTAACGCTGTAAACAGCCATGAGCGGATGCTCCGCTCTCGACTAGGCCTGTGTGATCTTGCGGATCATTCCAGAGATTGCAGCAAAGGTTGAGACATAGCCATGAAAGCTCATGGTCTTACCCAAAGTTGCAGGAGTGTCCACGCTAAGCAGGCCTTGAATGCTTTCGTAAAATTCGTAAGCATCGCCTTGGCCCTGACCGACTCGAGTGATGATCATGGTCTTTGCAGCAAAGTTGCTGTCCACTACAAGTTGGAGACCCATTGGGGTTCCGTTCCATGATCCTGCGTTTGATGCTCCAAGTGCGTTCTGACCTGTAAGTCCTGCGCCAATAAATGGGAAGATTGGTCGATTGGTTGTGTCTACAAGCTGACCGAGTTGTGACCAAACATCAACCGAGACAAACATGTGTGTCGGCATCCAGTTACGATTTGCCGATACATCATTCGCTGCGTCATAAACACTCTTAAGCAAGTCGGCGACTGTTCCGTCCCACACTCCAGAAGATGTTGCTGCGGTGAGCAAGTTGTCTGCAGCCAAGTTATCGGATGCGATCATGTATTCGCCCATTAAGTCGTTCAAGATCAATGACATGGCTTCTGGCGAAGTGAACGAAATGTCTTGTGCGCTCAAACTCACTTGTCCAGCAAGTGTGCTTTTTGTGACCGAGTTTGCAGCAATGACCATTGTGGTTGCTGACACTGCAGAAAGTTCGGTTGATTGTGCAGCGACGCTTGTGTGGGTCGTGATTGTTGGACGCGTGAAAGTCTTTGAGCGACCGTTGTCAGGATAAGCGCGAGCTCCTACAGCCTCGACTACAGGACGAAGGAAATTTAGGTCCTGTACGAGCGGTCCCAAAACGGGAACTGGGAGCAAGCCGGGTGTGTCAGAAGTTAACACATCGCCTGCAGCTGCTTGAAGTGATGTGCGCTGTGATGCAGAAAATTCTGCGACTGCTGCGTTCATGTTGGAGAATGTGTCTCCGCCGATGTGATAAGCGGCCATAAATTCGCCAGCTGATGGCAACTTAAATTCACGCTTTGCTTTTGCTGGAATTGGTGCAGTTGGAATTGTTGCTTCTACTGCTGGGACTGTTGGCTCTGACATGGGTTCGTTCTCCTGTGTAGGTTCTGTTTCTATGATACTTATTTCTTCGTCTTCGTGGTGGATACTCGCTGCGATGTCT